GGCCACGGCTTAACCCACCCAACCCGCCTCCATCATGTCCGCCTTTCCCGCCTGGTCCACCATCACTACGGATGAAGCCGACCGACTCCTCGGCCTCAACACTGCGGAGCGCAACGCCCTGGTGAAAGCCGGGGAGTTGCGCAGCCTGGACTACCGGGACGTCATGATGGAGGCGGTCAACGATGTCTGCATGACCATCCGCGGGGCGCTGGCCAACAACCTCGCCCTGCGGCAATCGCTGCAGAACAGCGGGATGTACGACATCCCGCAGAGCATGCGCTCCCTGGCGTGGCCGCTGATCATCCGGCAGCTCTACCTGCGCTACCAGATCAACCTGACCGAAACGCGCCAGAAGGCAGCCGAATCGGCTGATGAGATGTTGTCCCGCTATGCACGCGGGGAAATGCTGCCGGAAAGCGTGGACGGCTCCGCACCCGCGGATCCCGCCTACATGATGCCGCGCTACACGCGCCGTCCCTGGTTCAATCCCATGAGAAGCACCTACCGATGATGACCGCCGCCCAGATGGAGATGATCGCCAACGACTACGCCGAGCGCGCCTTTTTCGTGTCCGGGGTGGAACCCGGCGTCATCCTGTCCGACTTTGAGGATAAGGCCGGCAAGGTCGCCACCGGCGCCTTGAGCTACGAGGAAGCGCAGCAGGCCATCCGTGAAACCCTGCGCCAGCAAGGCTATCGTCCTCCGGAGACAGGGCAGGGCGGCATTCAGGATTTGTCCTCCTGGCTCCGCATCCAGGTCGTCATGGAAACCAACGCGGCCATGGCCCACGGGTATCGGAACTGGTACAACTGGACACAGGACGACAGTACGGCCGCCTTCAAATTTTACCGCTCCCAGGGCCGGGAAGATCCCCGCTACTGGGCCGAACGCTGGAACCGGGCAAGGTCAGGCCTGGAAAAAGAAGCCACGGAGGCAGTCTCCTCCGGCTTTATCCGCGGCGAAACCGTCGGCTATGCTCTGGCGTCCTCTGAGATATGGATTCGCCTCTCGCGCTTCGGAACGCCTTATCCTCCCTTCGATTACCTTTCCGGCATGAACATTGCCCCCATCGGGGCCGAGGAAGCCCGCGCGGCCGGCCTGGACGTCTCCCGCGTCCGTCCCGCTCCCGCCAGCTTCAACGCCACGCTGGAAAGCAATGCCGTCGGCATCACGAACGCCAACGCGGACAAGATCCGCCGCGTCCTGAAGGATGCCGTGCGCGTCGAGAAAGAGAAAGAAGGCAATACCACCTTTGCCTATACCGACCCGAACGGCACGCGCCCTTATACGGACGCGGAGCTGGCGGAGATTCTGGCCGGGGATTTCCCGGAAGAAATCCCCTTGCGCCAAGCTCAGGCGTTCCGCTTGGCGGCGGCCGGCGGCGCCGTGGCCGGAACGCTGGCATCACTTTACCTCGATCGCCTGCTGGACCGTCTGGCTTCCGAGCCGGAAGGCGTCTGGTACGCACGGCCCGCGGACATGGCCTCCGCGTCCTCCCTCCAGTATATTCCTGTTTCCCAGAAGGAAGAGGGAGAATTCACCTATCCCATTACATCCGGGCACGTCAGGAAAGTGGAAGACGTCGCCGGAGCACTCAACGTGGAACTGCCAGCCCCTTATGTTTTACCTGTCAAATGGCTGTAACCGTCCACATCGACCAATCCGCGATTGACCGCGCGTTTGCCGACATGGCGCCGTCCGCCGCCCTGCACAAGACCGCCATCCGCAAGGCGGGCGTTGCCCTCAGTCTGATGATTCAGCAGACCTTGCGCCAGCAGGGCAAGGACTACTACGACGCCGCGGCGGACGCCACCAGCATGGAAGAAACCGCCGAAGGAGTCAGCGTCTCCATTGCCTGGCGCGGCATCGGCCTGCACTGGATAGGCACGCAGGGCTACCTGGGCGGCCCGCTGCGGCCCACCGGACGCACTTCGGAAGTCACCGGCAAGCCGATTCAGAACCTCGCCATCCCCACCATCAACGCGCCACGAGGGCATGGAGGGACCCGAAGCATTTACAGCGCAGGCTTCCGCAAAGAGGACTTGCAATTCATCCCCTCCAAAAACGGAGGACGGAATGGAAATGTAACCGGTGTCCTGATTCTCAAGACGGCCCAGTCCTCCACCGGGAAGAAAGCGGCCCGCAAGCTTTTCAGCAAAGGAACGAAAACAGGAGACGTCCTCTATATCCTGTGCCGGGAAGTAACGATTGCTCCTACTCCTGGCATCCTGCCGACGATGGACCAAATGGCGCAGCGCGCCGCGGAAACATACCTCACCCAAATCGGAAACGAATCATGATCCCCTCCATTGACCAGACCATGAGCTGCCGCATCATTGAGCGGCTCAAAAGCAGCAAGGAATTGAGCTGCCACATCTTTGACGCGCCCTTTGATCCGGAGTATGCCGCCAATGACATCATCATGTCTGCAATGGGGAATAACGGCGTGGTGCTGGTGTGTCCCGGGGATGCGGATGAATACCAGGACGGACACGGGCAGACGGCGGAACCTACCATGTGGAGGCAGTATTTCATTATTGTAGCCATCTATCACAACGCTGCCCTGTTCCCGGAGGAATGCCTGACGCCGGCCTACTATTTGCGCGCCGTGGGCGACGTGATTGAGCATGCCCTGTGGAACTGGAATCCACTTCCGTTTCCCGCGCCCGCCATGATGAAGCCCAAGATCAAGGGGCGCTTTGCCTCTTCCGGGATTATCGACGGAGAGAAGAGGCAAATGAACGTCTTGACCGTGGACTACCGCGTCCCGATCAATATCAACATACGAACCAAAACGGAATTCCATGAGCAGAACGCCAAAAAATAAACAGCAAAAAGACCAGGGGGATCACCAGGACAAGGTGACCGTCCGCGTCGTCAGCACGAAAACAGAACTGGATGGAGGGCTGGTCATCAGCCTCTTCATGAAAACCGATACCCTGGAACTTCCCGCGCCCGTCGCGGAAGCTCTGAAAACCCTCAACCTGGTTGAACTCAAATGAGCAAAGCAAATACCTCCAACACAGAACCGGACAAGAAGACGGAGCAGGCCGCCGTCATCGACACCAACGTCATTATCCTGAAAAAAACCAGGGTAGGAAACTCCATATTCTTGCCAAAAGCCAGAATATCTGTTACGAAGGCTTTAGCTGAAAAGCTGGAGGCCGACGGCAAGGCAACCATCGTTTATTAAACCCATTCAAGCATCAGGCCTAATACTTACGACCCTACTTACAGCAATCGCAATGTGACTCCGCAGATTACGGGCGTCCTGGCGATTTTTCTCCCTGACGGCATCAAGGTGACCGAGGAAGGCGGCGCCTCCTACGTTACCGGACCCTATCAGTTCCCGGAGCCTCCTACCGCGCCCCCCGTCGATCCGACGGCTGGCCCCGAATTTCCCTGGGTGAGCTTTGGCTTGCTGGGAGCCTTCCAATCCGTAGCTACGCAGGTGGAAGGAGAAGTGACGCGCTTCTACGGTGGAGCTCTAGGCTACCGTGTTCAGCGCAAAAACACCACTACCGGCAAGCGCATGACCTTCACGACGCCGGATATGTCCCCGGAATACTTCCAGCTCTCTTTTGCGCTGGGCGCAGCCCCGGCCAACGGCAAGGAAGCCGTCGCCATCGGGCACGGCGGCGACAATAAAATAGAAGGCTACCTGCAACTGTGGTATCAGAACGATATTGGCGAGATATTCCTTACCTACATCGGGCATGGCGCCTTGCGTCTCCTGCAGGATCCGGAACACACAACCGCGGTGGCGTCCGCACAGTTTGAATTTGAGATGGATTACAAGGGTCAGTACCAGGCCACGCCGTCCAATATTCAGGATGTGACGACGACGCCCGCTTCCTGACATACCAACCCAAGGGGCGCAAAAGCGCCCCGCAACCCTTTTTCTTCCGCTTCAGGCAACAGGCAGGCAAATATGATATCCGAACAGTCACGGGGCTCAACCAGTCACTGGTAGTGCGCGTGGTGGATTTCCAGGGGGATCCCGTCGATATGGGCGGCATCACCCTGCGCGGAGCCGTTCGCCTCAAGACGGGTATCGCCGAGTTCGGCTTTTCCCGTGACGACGAGGGCAACGGCGTGATTTCGTGGGCCTCGGTGCCCGCGGGCATGTGGTCCTACGATGTCTTCATGGATGACGGAAACGAGGAAAGCCCGCTTCTCTACGGATGCTTTGTTTCTTCGGGCCGGGTGACGCCGGACTTGCCGGACGAGCAGCAGGCGGTAGCGGGTGCGGTCGTCGTGCAGCTGCCGGAAGGAAGCGGATGCGTGCAGGTGGTGCTTGATAATGCGTCAAGCGCCGCCTGGTACGCGGAGCAGGCCAAGAAGTACGCCGAGAATTTCAATCTTTCGGTGGACCGGGTCACTACCGGCGAACCTGGCACTCCTGCCGCAGCGGAAGCCGTGAAAGGCACGGAAGCGGGTTCTTATCTGTTGTCGTTCACTATCCCCAAAGGAGACGCCGGACCCGAAGGCCCACCAGGCCCACAGGGGGAACCGGGCGAAACCGGCCCCGAAGGCCCTCAGGGTCCCAGGGGTGACGCAGGGCCTCAAGGCCCTCAGGGAACTACCGGAGAGCAGGGACCAAAAGGCGACATTGGAGAAACCGGACCGCAGGGTCCTGCCGGCCCGCAAGGATCCGAGGGACCGGAGGGTCCCCAAGGGCCCCGTGGCGAGAAAGGAGATACCGGGGATGTTAATCCGGACGGTTCTTATAACTGGACGCAGCCGCAGACCTACGACGCCACGATCACCGCAATCGAAGGAGTCCGTGTGCCGCTGCCCGCCACAGGGCAGAATGCCATTTCCTATGAGGGGATGATAACCATGACGGCTGCCGGCCAATGGAGCCGCACCAACTATTTTCTGGAATCCGTCATTCCGTCATGGGTGACTGCCTTGGTGGAAGCCCAGTCGTTGAACACAAGCTACGCAATTGCTACCGCTAACGCCTCTCTAAAAAAGGGAGTATTTAATAACGACTTGTGCGATATGGTATTAACCATGACGGCGGCAGGGGGTGTTTCTGTTATCGGCAAATCCACGGGATCATGGAAATTTGCCAATTACATGGGCAACAATAGAAATAACGAATATGCTGCCGCTTGCGTCTGGCGGATACTTGGCTCCGACAAGGTGTCGGTTCTCTTGGGCAGCACTGCCCAGGGGTACGCTACGACTACCGATCCGCTGGCGTCCTGCTATGCACATCCTGTGCACTGGGTGGATTATGCCTGGGATAATGCAAATTACAGGTATCCGCAAAACAATACAGTCAATGGAGCGAGAGGGGGCGACAATGTACCGGCGTATCAGATCACTACCTACCCTATGGGGTATCTGGGAAGCAATAAGTCGGCCTTGATAAGAGGAACGTTTTATGGACCCCTCAAGGTAGATTCCCATTATGTTTGGGCATTGGCTCCGGCTTTTACCTACGTCTCCGCGGCCATAGAGCCGCCCAACCCCGATGACCAGGAGATTTACAATCGCTGGGCTTTGTTTGTGGACAAGCAATATGTAATGGATATGGCTTCCTCCTTTTGGGGCGCCGGCAACACAGCATGCCTTACAACCAAATTCAAGGCGCACGAAGTCAGCGGGACTTATCAGGCGGGCCTCCGGATGGGAGGAATGAGGATAGACAATGCACCCTCACTGGGCATAACCAACTCCTGGGTCCTCATGAAGGACACGGTAATGGAGGGCGTGACACCTAAACCAGTTCCAGAAGTAACGGCTTCTGCTCAGGAAGTTCCGGCCTCTGGCGGCGAGGTGACATTGACGGCGTCTTCCACCCTCTCCGAGGCTATCTATGTGCTAAACGATACCATGTGCGGACATGACCCCGCCGCTGTGTGGTGCACGCAATCCTCTGAAGAAATAGGGTCCGGCGGCGGCCAGGTTGTCCTGACGCTGGCGGCAAACACGACTGGACAACCGCGGCAGGTGTGGGCGTTTGTCGGCCACCATTACGCCGAGGCCGCCGTTGTAGAAATCAACCAATTAGCGCAATAACACCATGCAAGAGATACATTTACAGTTCCCTAAGCCCGGACAGTGGAACGAATTTGTTATGACCGCCAGATTTCCCGACAATAACGGCTTTGTACTCTCCCTCTGCTATACACAAGCGGATATACCCGCCGACCAAGCCCCGGCCTTGAAAGCAGCGGTGGCCGCGATCGCCGGCATGGACGAGGACTGGCAAGCGGTGCAGGTTTGGGTGCGGTGCAACTGGGTATTCCAGGCGCCGACTGGAGATGCAGACAATTACCAGTCCACAGAGGCGGTGATCCTTACGGTTGAGGCCGTCAATGCGGATGGTGGGCGCCGGACATTCACGGCTTCGGACTACCCGGAATTCATCATCACGGATTCCGCCGCCGTGGCGTTTTTCAAATACTTCACAACTACTAACCAATAACAACATAATCAAATGACTACTAATAATCAATGCAATCACGCCTTGGAAATTGCCAAGAATTTCTATTATGAATTCAAGGCTGCAAAATCGACCGCAGAAACGGAAGAAGAACCTGCCGTTTTTTGGGATGATCTCACACCAGCCGAGAAACACGGCTGGTTGTCCGTCGCTGAACAGGCCATCCCGATCATAGCCACGCACGCGCTGAATGACGTGAAAGAATATCTCGGCATCAAGGCTTCCGGGGCTTCCACCTGGTGGAAAAAGGCTCTCCTGGCTTTGGCTTCCGCCGCTGTGGGGATGCTCGGCTTATCTCTCTTCCAGGGCTGCGGGCACTCCGTAGACGTGACGCCAGGACGCACCGAGGTATGCAAGGACGGATCCTGTCTTGTCATTGAGCAGGGGCATATCTCCTATTCCCAGGCCCAGCCCAAGACGGAAGTTGAGCCCGTGGTGCAGGTAATCCCCAGCAAAAAATAACCATGTGCAAACTCTCCGAAGTACCGGCGCGTTTCCTGGATTTTGCCAAGGCTTCACCCATGCTTGCCTGCGTCATGCTGTCGTTGGTCATTTGCGGCGGGGCGTGCTGGTACATCGGAGATGTCATGGGACATCACAACGACCGACTTTGCGATCTGATGACGATGCAGACGCAGGCCCAGATAGAGACGGCAAAGGCTATTCAGCTTCTTGCCGTCAGAATAGAGAATATCGAGCGGAAGCTTGAAAAATAGTCAACTGTAAAGTTTTTCTTACAAGTTCATACATATTAATAACCAATCAATTAAAGGAGAATACCCAGGAAAATAGCCATTGATATAGGCCATGCCAACAACACCGGAGCCCGTGGAAACGGGTTTGAAGAACACGCCGTAGCAGCGACGATTGCGGAACGCCTCGCGCCTATGCTCAGAAAGCTGGGCGCCCAGGTGGATGTAATTGACTTTCCGACCCGGAACAACACGGACGACCTGAACGCTACCATCAAGGCCGCCAACGAAGGAGGCTATGACTTCGGAATTTCCCTGCATTGCGATTCGGCTGACAATCCCCAGGCTCATGGCGCCCATGTATGTTTCTACCCGGGAAGCGTCAAAGGGAGCCGGCTTGCCATATGCATCGCGGAACCTCTTTCCCGGTTGCTGCCCGGACGGGCCAACACCGTGCAGTCGCGCCCGGGACTGGCCGTCCTGAAAAAGACCCGCTGCCCGTGGGTGCTGTGCGAATGCGGCTTCATCACCAATCCTGAAAACGCCTCTATCATGAAGGACCATCCCGGACTAATTGCGGAAGCCATTGCGGAAGGGGTGAAGGACTACCTCAACCAGTAACCGCCCATGACTTACCAGGCCCCCTACGCGGCACGCTACGTTTCCGCCGCCGGCAACCAGATCCAGCTGCTCAACCTCTGGGACGATACGCCGGAGCCTCCCCGCTTCGGCGGGTCCATGGAGGCATTTGAAACGTCGCTGGTAGACGGTCCCCGGGCGTTCGCGCAGGGGCTGGGAAGCGCCGTGGAGCAGCGCACCATCGCGTTTTACCGCTGGTTCACGGATTATCAGGATATGGCCTCCTGGCAGGAGAACCTGGCGTTGTGGCTGTCCAGCAACCAGAACGGGTATCTGTACCTGCAATTCGCCGATCAGCCTCAATGGCGTTTTGCCGCCGTCATCACCGGCTACCAGTTTGAGACGGAGAACTTTGTTCCTCCGCCGTCTCCCGAAGACGGCTATCTGTGCCTGCTGGTCACGCTGACCATGACGGTCACCGACCGGACCCCGGACAATTCCAACTGGGTGTTCAGCGTGACGCCCTCTTCTTTCGACGTTCCCGTCAAGGGAGGCGAATACACCGTTAATGTGGAATCGTCGTTCAGCCCTGGACCGGTAGGGCAGGGTTGGCAGATTGCCGACGTTTCCGAAGGATTAACCGTTTCCGATATCGTCAACGGCAACAACGGGACATTCAAGGTTATCGTCGCGGCCAATGAAGGAGATCAGGACAGGACCATGTCGCTCCAGGTCATTCAGGACGGAACAGGACAGACTGTTGAGGTTGAATTTCGTCAGCTTCAACCCTCTTACTCATTCAGCCTTGCTCCAACCCAGGTACAGGTTCCCGTTACTGGCGGAAGCTACCAGGTCCAGGTGACTTCCTATTATGACCCGGGGGCAGTCAGCGTTGACTGGACGCCCAATTCTCCCAGCTCTTCCGTTGTCATCTCCGATATCACGAACGGAAATAACGGGTCATTCACGTTAACCGCGGCGCCCAATGAAGGACCGGCCGGATCCGTCGTCGTTTCCGCGACACAGGCGGATTCCGGTTTAAAACAGACAATCCGCGTATTGAGGGCAGGACTGGTCACCCGAAATCATCAGCTTCCCCCTCCCGGAGGGGAATACTCGGATAATCCGATGAGTTATTCCTCATGGCGGTTTATTCCCTCGGACGTTTATCCAGACTTCCCGGCAGGCAACCCCAAAGGAAAGGGACTGACGCTGCAGGAAATCATCACGACGAACCCCACCAGCTCCAATTCCGGAACGTTATCGCTTTACCGGGTGGAAAACGGGTCTGCCTCTCTTCTGGCGACCAGCAGCGAGGCGGTTTCCACCGGAGAGGGCGGAAACGTGAAATGGACGTTTTCTCCCGGCGTGGAAATCCGTTCGGACTGGCAGCTGGTCGTGGAAAACCAGAACGGAATCTATGAGCAGCATGCCATGCTGGAAAGCCCCCAGTCATTTGACGGTCTCGGAGACGAGGCCTACCCCGCGGCAGCCACGGCGCCCGGGCGTACGTTCGGATTATCCCTCGTCATCCGCTACACTTCCACCGAATACCCATCTTAACAGAATAATCCATCATGAACGAACAACAACAAAACGGAATAGAACGGCTTTTCATTGAATTTGCCGAAGAGTGCAGCAAGAACCCGAACCTGAACCAGGCGGTGCAGGAATTGAAGGAAAGCGTCTTTAATGCCTCTCAAGCCGCCGGCGTCGATCCCTCCCATGCCTTCGGCGTCATCATCCGGGATATGATGATCCTGGAATCCTTGCAGAAACGCGTGGAAGAATCCCGCAACGCCCTCACCGCCGGGAAACTGCCCGCTTTCGTCATCGAAGAAGCCCGCGAACAACAATAACCCTCCACCTTTACCACCATGGCCACCAAGAAAGAAATTGAAATCAAACTCAAGTCCACGCTGGACGGAAAAGGCGTGGAAGAAGCCAAACAGCAGATCGACGCGCTGAACAAGTCTACGGAGCAGTTGGATAAAGACAGCAAGCAGGCAACCAGGAGCGTGAAGAACATGGGTCAGGGGGCCTTGCAGGCTGCCTACTTCTTCGATGACTTGCAGTACGGCATCCGGGGCATCATGAACAATATTCCGGGGCTGGTGATGGGCTTCGGAGGCGGCGCAGGTCTGGCCGGCGCGATGTCGCTTGCCGTTCTGGCCGGGGCGAAGCTTTACGATTGGATGGGAAAAACGGAAGACAAGTCGGCGGATCTCGCCAAAAAAATGAAGGAGCATAGCAAAGAGATTGCCGAAGCTTCTCGTCAGGCTATCCGGGCAAGTTATCAGGCTTTGCAGGAATTCAACCAGCAAGAACGCACCAAGACCGTTAATGAAGAGTATCAAAACTATGTAAAGGGAATTACCCGGGAATTTGAATATCAGACGGAAGAGCTTGAAAAACAAATTCGCTTGAGACGGGAGGAAGCGGCTCGCCAGAAAGGCATTGATACACGCCAGGCGGAGCTTGACCGCGTCAACTTGGAAGTGGGCTACCAGGAAGGAAGAATCACTAAGAGGCAGCGAGATTACGGCTTGATGATGGTTGATCAGAATCTGGACCAGAAAATCAGACAGCGTGATTTAGGCGTGGAGCAGGCTAATTACATGGATATAGGGAAACAGCTTTCGGAGGCAGTCAAGGCCCGAGATGCTGCGGAAGCTCATGCTTTTGATATGCAGTTCAAACAAGGGAACCTTCCTTCTCTTCAAAATGTTCTTGGACTTTTGCAGCAGCAAGAACGTGCTCAGCGGAGTATTGATAATCTCAATAGCAAATTAGAG